ATCGGCGCGGCATTGGCGTGTTTTTTCGCCTCGCTGCTGTTCGGCGACGTGACGCGGCTGATCCATTGAGGTTTGGCGAATGCGCGTTCTTGTCTGCGGCGGCCGCGATTACAACGACAGCGATCACATCTGGAATACGCTGACGAGCATTAATGCCGATCGCGGTCCGATTACATGTGTCATTCACGGCGCGGCGACGGGCGCGGATCATCAAGGAATGATCTGGGCGCAAATGATGGCGTCGGCGCAGAAAATCACGCAAGCGCCGTTTGTTGCAGAATGGCAGAAATACGGCAGGGCGGCGGGGCCGTTGCGCAATCAGCGAATGATCGACGACGGCAAACCTGATTTGGTAGTAGCGTTTCTCGGCGGGCGCGGTACGGCGGATATGATCGAACGCGCGCGTCTGCGCGGCATCGAGGTTATCCAATGCCCCTAACCGCCAAAGGCTCGGAAATCCTCGCTCGGATGCAATCCGAGTATGGCGAGGCCAAGGGCAAAGAGGTTTTCTACGCGAGCCGCAATGCCGGCAAGATTTCCGGCGTTGATGCCAAAGATATGAGCGGCGAAAAATTCGAGGAATTGTCGCGCCTGATCAGCGAGTGGCTGAAAGAGGAAAGCGACGAAAAAGAACATGCCGTCGATGGTCTGGCCTTCGACAAATTCGAGATCGATCTTGGCCCGAAGTCCGCTCGCAAATACGATGCGAACGGATTTTTGCATATCCGCTGCCATATCTCGAAAGCATGTGTAAATCCGTATTGGGGCCGGGAAATCCCCGATTACGAGCGGCTTGGGTTGGATGCGGACAAACTTTACAAGCTGTTCCGTGATCCGGCCGAGCTTGCCAAGGGTGCCTCGACCTTCAACAATCTGCCATTGTTGACGCGCCACGTTCCGCAGTCGAGCGCGGAGCCGAGCAAGGACTTGCGCGTCGGCTCTCTCGGCACGGATACCGAGTTCATAAACCCGTATCTCGACAACACGCTGGTCATTTGGGATGACGAGTCGCAGGCCGGCGTCGATAGCGGCCAGAAGCGCGAGTTGTCGTCGTCCTACCGCTACACCGCCGACATGACGCCGGGCGAGCATCAAGGTGTAGATTATGATGGTAGGATGACCGCGATATATGGTAATCACGTTGCACTCGTTGAGGCCGGGAGAGCCGGGCCGGATGTCATTGTCGGAGATGCGCAGCTTGGACAAGGGGATTTTATCATGGCGGTGAAGCCTCGCACCTCGCACCGGGCCACCCTCGCGCTGGGCGCGATCACCGGCTTCGTCTCGCCGAGGCTGGCGGCCGACGCCAAACTCGACGCGACCGGCATCACCGCGATCCTCAAAGACACCACGGCGAAGAACTGGCTGCAGCGTAAGCCGCGCCTCGCCACCGCGCTATCGACCGCGCTCGGCAAGGTCAAACTGGCGAACGACGCGAAGCCGGAACCGGACGAAATTCACCGGCTGCTCGACAGCCTCGACGCCATCGTCGGCGACGAGGAGATGGACGACGGCGCCGAGGACGAGACCGAGACCGAGGAGGAGCGCGCCGAGCGCATGGAGGATCGCGCCGAGGACCGCAAGCATGGCCTCGATGCCGCAGCCGACGAAGACCCCGAGACCGAGGAGGAGAAGAAGAAGCGCATGGAGGCGCGCGACCGCAAGGTACGTCGCGCCAACGATGCGCGCCGGAAACTCGGCCACGACGAGAGCGAGGAAGAAAAGAAGAAGCGCGAGGACGAGGAAAAGGCCGAGGACCGCAAGGCCAAGGCCGCCGACCGGGTGATGCGCGCAAAGGACAAGAGGCCAGGCATGGACCGAGGGGCAATGGACGCGGCGATCAAGAAGGCGGTCAAGGATACCGAAGATCGCGTGATCGCGCGGCTCAACGGCATCGCGCAAGCCAAGGCCGACGTGTTGCCCTATGTCGCCGACTTCACCGGCGCCGCCGACAGCGCGGAGGAAATCTACCGCTTCGCGCTCGACCAGGCCGGCGTCGCGCATGACGGCATCCGCGAGATCGCGGCGTTGAAAGCGATGGTCGGGCTGTTGCCGAAGCCGGGCGATCCGGCGCTGGCCGTCGACCACGCGGCGACGCTCAACCGCGGCACCCCGAGCGACGATTGGCTCAAGAGCTTCAATGTCCCGGTGTAGGGGAGCATAATCGATGCCGTTTCCGTCTCAGGTTCAGCAAGTCCAGGCTCCCGGCATTCCGTGGGCGTTCGCGAGCGCCAACCCGCGCAACTCGGTGCTGGCCGGTCCCGGCGCGATGGTCGCCGGCTCGGCGCTGAAGCTCGGCTTTGCCTGGGCCGATCCGTTCTTCCAGGTGCTGAACGGCAACGGCGTTGGCCCGGTGACGGGCATCGTCGTGCGCAACTGGCAGGGCATCATCACGCCGTACCTCGCCGAGCTCAGCGAGGCGATCTATCCCGGCTCGCAGATCGGCGCGATGGCCGAATGCGATGTGTGGGCGCCGAACGGCGGCACCACGCAGGCATTGATCGGGCAGAAAGCCTACGCCAACGTCAACGACGGCTCGATTGTGGCCTTCGCCGCGACCGGCTCGCCGCCGGCCGGCGCAAGCGCGACCGGATCGAAGATCGACCCCGAGACGTCGAGTTTCACCGGCGTTCTGGCGCAGGTGCTCAATCCGCAGACCGGCACGATCGAATGCGTGCTGACCGCGAGCGTCGTGACCGGCCTCATCGTCCCCGGCGAGACCATCGCTGGCACCGGCGTCATCACCGGCACGCAGATCGTCGCGCAGTTGACAGGCTCGGCGGGCGGGGCGGGCACCTACACCGTCAACTACCCGCAGACCGTCGCCAGCGAGGCGATGACCGGCACCTACGGGTTGTTCACGCCGGGCACCACGACCGGCAGCTTTACGGTCGGCGACGTGCTGGCCGGCTCGGGCGGCGGCGGCGTCACCGCCGGCACCAAGATTTTCGCCGCAGGCGCGGGCGCGGGCACCTGGTATGTCGGCCCGACGCAGACCGTGACCAGCTCGACGATCACCAGCACGAACTACGTCGAGACCAAATGGATCGCCATGTCTTCGGGCGCGCCGGGCGAGATCGTCAAGATTTCCGCCATTCCGCTCGGCTAACGGGATCAAGGGGAGAGCAATTCGATGCCGATGACCGAGGCGTTCCGTCGCGAACTGATGAAGAACGGCGGCATCGCCGCGCTGGGGGAGGCCAAATGGGGCGCACCCGGTGCGATCGTGCTTGCGCCGGGTTCGGGGAAGCCGATGGGTCTGGCGATGGACGCGCAGGCGCCGCTGACCACGACGGCGAACAACGCCGTGCCAGGATTCATGACCTACGCGGTCTATCCCGAGGTGCTGAAAATCCTGTTTTCGCCGCTGAAGTTCGCGGCGATTGCCGGCGACGAGCGCAAGGTCGGCGATTGGGTCACGACGACCGAATTGTTCCCGGTCGTCGAATATGCCGGCGAGGTCACGTCGTATGACGATTTCGGCCAGAGCGGCATGTCGAATTTCAACGCCGTCTGGCCGGAGCGGCAGTCCTATCACTACCAGGGCCTCATGGAGGTCGGCGAGCGCGAGGAAGCGATGCTCGCCAAGGGCAAGCTCAACGCCGTCGCCGAGAAGCGCGAATCACTGGTCTGGGCGCAGGCGCAATTCCAGAACGCCAGCTATGCCTTCGGCGTGTCGGGATTGCAGAACTACGGTCTGCTGAATGATCCGGCGCTGCCGGCCGCAATCCAGCCGGGGCCGAAAGCCTACGGTTCGCAGGCGCATGGGCCATGGATCACCAATGGCGTGGTGACGGCGACGCAGAACGAGATTTTCACCGACGTTCAGTCGATGTATTCGCTGCTGGTCGCGCAATCGGCGGGCGTCGTCGAACTCGATCAGAGCGTGCCGCTGGTGCTGGCGATGTCGCCGGGTTCGCAGGTCGCCTTGACGCAGCCGAACGCGCCGTACAACTCGACCACGGCGATGGAGCTTATCAAGGGCACGTTCCCGAACATCAGGATGGAAACGGCGGTGCAGTACGCGACCGCGGCCGGCAATTTCGTCCAGTTGATCGCCGAGCGGGTGCAGAACCAGCAGACGACCTTCGTCGCCTTCACCGAGAAGATGCGCGCGCATATCATCGTGCGGCACGACTCGTCGTGGCGGCAAAAGTATTCGGGCGGCACCTGGGGCGCGATCAACCGTCAGCCATTCGCCTTTGCTTCGATGCTGGGGGTTTGATGGCGAAATCAGCATCAGACGCGCCGGCCGAAGAAGCCGCCGAGGCGCCGAAGACCGTCACGGTCTATTGCCGCATTGCGAACGGTCTCACGCTGACGCTCGACGACAAATCGGGCGGCGCGGATCATCGCGCGGTCAAGCTGAAAGCCGGCGGCAACGAGGTCGATGCCGATTTCTGGGCAAAATGGATCGAGGAAAACCCCAGCTTTCCGCCGCTCGTCAGCGGCCACATTCACGCGGGTTGATGTCATGGCCGGAACCGTTACCGTCGCCAACAAGCTGTCGTTTCCGCTTACGCTGAGCGTCAGCAACGGGCATTGGGAGGACGCGACCGAGCCGAGCGGGCGCCCGACCAAGATCTACATTCATGGCGATGTCGCAAGCTATACCGTGCGCGGTTTCGGCGCGCAGCGGCGGCTCGAAAGCGGCGGCAAGATCATCGGCGAGACCGGCCGCGTCGTCGGCAATTATGGCCTCACGCCGAATATCCCGGTCGATTTCTGGGATCGCTGGCTGGAGGAAAACAACCGGCCCGGCTCGTCCTTTTTCGGCATGATCCGCGAAGGCCTGATCTTCGCGCACTCGCGCCAGCCGTACATTGTCGGCAAGGCGAAAGAGATGGCGAAGGTGCGCAGCGGCACCGAGGCGCTGATCCCGCAGACGTTCGATCGTTCCGGCAACCGCACCAGCGAGCCGGACCCGCGCGTCGAGCGCAGCGTCGCGACGATGGATCGCGATTCGGCGTAACGTGCATGGCCGGACCGTGGCCGCCAACCGCGCCGCTGCCGCCTGTCGTCGCCTTCGATTGGGCGGCATGGAAGGCGGCGTTTCCTGATTTCGTCAACGTATCCGAAGGCTACGCGACGGGCTGTTTCGCGCGTGCCTCGATGCTGTGCCAGAACAACGCGGCCTCTCCTGTCGTTACCCGCAACGGCGGCGACGCGGCGCAGCTTTCGTATTTCCTCAATCTTCTGACGGCGCATATCGTCTGGCTGAATTGTCCGCAAGTCAACGGCTTGCCGAACGATGGCGGCGGCGGCGTACCCTCGCCATTGGTCGGGCGCATCTCGCAGGCGACGGAAGGCAGCGTCTCGGTCGCGGCCGAGATCGACGGCGGCAACCAGCCGGCAGGCGCGGCATACTATTTTCAAACGAAATGGGGCATCGAGTATTGGCAGGCCAGCGCCGGATATCGGCAGATGGTCTACAGTTCGCCGCTTCTGTCGGGCGCGCGCGCCCGATTTCGTGGTTTCTCGCGCGGGCTCGGCGTGCCTTGGGGATGGTAGCGTGGCGACGAAGGTTCTATCCGGCGGCGACAAACTCAATGCGGCGCTGAAAGGCATCGCGGATCGCGTCGGGCGCGAGGGCGTGGTGCGCATTGGCTTCCTCGAAAACTCGACATATCCGGATGGGACAAGCGTGCCGATGATCGCCGCGATCAACGAGTTCGGCGCGCCCTCGCGCGGCCAGCCGCCGCGGCCTTTCTTTCGCCGCATGATCGCATCAAAATCAGGCGAATGGCCGGCGGCGATCGGCAAGAACCTGATTGCGACGAATTATGACGTCGAGACGACCTTGAAGCGCATGGGCGCAGGCATCGCGGGGCAGTTGCGGCAGAGCATCATCGATCTTGTCGCGCCGCCGCTTGCGCCGAGCACGATCAAAAGGAAGGGGTTTGACAAACCGCTGATCGACCAAGGAATTATGCTTTCAAGTGTAGATTACGAGGTCGAAACCAAGTGAACCTCCACGCCATCGCCGCCCCGATCATCGCCGCCGTCAATCCGATGACGGCAGTCACGATGCGCCGCTCGACCGGATACATGATCAACGCGGATGGCTCGCGCACGCCGGCCTATACCGATACGACATTGCAGGCGCAAATCCAGGCGTTGACGTATCAGGATTTGCAGATGATCGAGGGGTTGCAGCTTAACGGCGAGCGACGTTCGATCTATCTCTACGGCAACTTCGGCAGCATGAACCGCGGCGCCGGGACGGGCGGTGATCTGATTATCTTCCCCGATGCGACGGTCTGGCTTATCGCATTCGGCTTCGAGGTTTGGCCGGACTGGTGCCGCGTGGCGGCAACGTTACAGGATCAGTGATGGGTTCGCGTTCGATTACCGAAACACAGCGGGTCGAAATTATCCGACTGCGTGTAGAGGGCAATTTGTCGACGCCGACGATCGCCCGCAAAGTCGGTGTCTGCAACCAGTCGGTCTATCGCATTCTCGAACCTCATCCGTGGGCGAGACCGCTGGCGCAAGCCTTTCATGGCGACGCCTGGACCGAGCGCGACAAGGCTCGGTTGCGGACGCTCTATCCTGTCGCGCCCAAGGCGCAGGTGATGGCGGCGCTGTCGAACCGAAATTGGGAATCAATTGTCCGACAGGCAAGCACGATGGGGGTGCGTCGGGACAGCAAAACGGCACGACGCATCAAGCGAGCCGTGCATCCCGTGTGCGAGCGACTTCGGGAAATCCGCCTTGCGCGACGCATAACCATACCGCAATTGTCGGATAAAATCGGCTACCACATCTCGCAACTGCGGAATTGGGAACTCGGGATCAACTCACCAAATCTTCGGCAACTGACGGATTGGTGTACCGTTTTTGGCGCCGAGATCGGCATCGTCGACAAGCGGGTTGAGTTGCGCGTGGTGGAGGATACCCCGCTGGCTCAGCCGGATCGTGCGCGGCTGATGGCGGGGCGTTAATGCCCCTCCCCATCCTCAGCCTCACGCAATCGCAGGAATTTACCGCGCTGCGCGGCTTCCTCGCGAGCCTCGTGCCGAGCGCGACGGAGGTTATCCAGGCCGAGAACAACCGCGTGCCGGAGCCGGCCAATGCCGATTTCATCGTGATGACGCCGCTTCTCCTCGAACGCCTCGATACAAACGAGACCGATTTCACCGATGGCGTGATGACGGGCGCGATCGCGCTTACCGTGCTGACGATCAGCCATGTCACGCGCGGCGCGCTCGCGGTTGGCAATCTAGTCGCCGACACGACGGGCGACATCGCGGCGAACACGATCATCGTGGCGCAACTGACCGGCACGCCGGGCGGCGTGGGCACCTATACGGTCAGCATCTCGCAGACGGTCGCGAGCGAGACGATGTATGTCGGCGTGCGCGCCGATCTGGTTGCGACCAAATGGACAGTGCAACTCGATATCCACGGTCCGAGCGCCGCAGACAACGTGCGCGTGATCGATACGCTGTTCCGCAGCGAGGTCGGTACGGATGCCTTCACGGAGAGCGGCTTCGATATCGCGCCGCTCTATTGCAACGAGGCGCGACAGATGCCGGCCTTCGTCAATGCCGAGCAGCAATACGAATGGCGCTGGTCGATGGATGCGTGCATGCAGGTCAATCCGATTGTCAGCACGCCGCAGCAGTTCGCCGACACGCTGACGCCGACCGTGATCGTGGTCGATGCGGCTTATCCGGCATAGGAGAGGAAATGCACAAACAAGCAGTTTTCGCATTGGCTCATCCGGTATTTGACCCGGAACGTCAGATCACCCGAGGTAACTTTTGGCTGCCGGAGCGGCTCGTTTCCGCTGGCCTGACGGTCAATATAGGCATGGAATGAAGCCGCTACGCGGGCGGTCGTCCACTCTGGCATCTCAGCCTTTCGGCGCGTGATGCTCGAAACGGAAGGCCGCTTAAAGTGCTCCGTTGGAGTGCGACGACATGGCGGAAAATGGAAGCGATGCGGGATCGGCTTTTGTATGGCTGCGGCACGGATGAGCCGTGGTTTTACGATGCCGATTTCTATGGCGAATATCAAAACGAGGCGGTCGCGGCACATTGGCGCAAGCCTCTTTCGATCGTGGAAGTAAATATGATGGCTCCCACGCCGGAAGTCCGCGAGCGGCGAGGACGACCCTAATCAACCTCTATCCGCTTTGCCGGAAATGCTATAGGATACACCAGCCTTAGCGCCTTGGGGGCGGGGAGACACAAAACATGGTCACGACACCCGTAGCAGCCGATAGCGTCAGCCCGGTCCCGACGCCTGCGATCCAGCATTTCACGACCGCCGTCAACGGCGGCACCCTGCATACGATGTCGATTTCGCCGCCGAGCGGCGAGAATATGGCCGTGGCGACGGCCTTCGCGCCATCGGGCGTTTCGGCCTCGCAGATCGAGACCGCGATCACGACGGTCGGCGCGGGAACGCTGACGACGGCGGCATTGCTCGGCGGCGACATCCTGCGTTCGGGTCCGACCGGCGCCTTTACCGACACGACCGATACGGCGGCGCTGATCCAGGCCGCCTGGGTCGGCTCGGTCGGTTCCTCGTTCCAGTTCGTCTACAAAAACACCACGGCATTTGCCGCGACGATGGCGGGCGGATCGGGTGTCACTCTGTCGGGCAACCTGATCGTGCCGGCGAACATGTGGGCGCGCTATCTCGCCGTCTGGACCGGCACCAGCACGATCACGATCTACAATATCGAAACCGGCCAACTCAACCCGCTGCCCGATGCCAAGTTCTCCACGTCGAGCGTCACGACCGGCTCGATGGCGGCGGGTCTCGCCACCGGCGCGAAGCTGTGCGTCTGGACACAATCGGGCGCGACGCCGGGCGCGCAGTTGTTCCGCACCGCCGCGCAGTTGCTGGCCGATCAGCCGAACGGGCGCGTCGGCATGTCATGGGTCTTTCGCATCATCAACACCGGGGCCGGCGCGCTGACGCCAACCGCCGACGGCGGCGGCACCGTGACGATCACCGGCGGCGCGGCAATCGCTCAGAATACATGGAGCGATTACATGATGACGATCAACACGGCAACCACTGCCACGGCGCAGTACATCGGCAACGGCGTTGTTGTCTGAGGATGGGGCGGGATAGGGGAAAAGCGACATGCCGGATGCCGTAACACCAGCCGTTTCCGCCTCGAATTTCGTCAACGTCATTCCGAGCGTGCTGCCGGCCGGCGGCACAGCGATGGATCTGAACGGCGTCATCCTGACCGCCAATACGCGTGTCCCGATCGGTTCGCTCTATCCGTTCCTGACCGCCGCGAGCGTCGCCGCGTTCTTCGGCGCGACCAGCCAGGAAGCGGCATTGGCGGCGATCTATTTCAACGGCTACAACAATTCGAGAAAAAAGCCGGGGTTGCTCTATTTCTCGCAATACGCATGGGCCGAGCCGGTCGCGGCCTATATGCGTGGCGGCAACATCTCGGCGATGACCGTGGCGCAGTTGCAGGCGCTCAACGGCACGCTGAATGTCACGATCGACGGCTCGCTCAAAACCGCTTCGGTCAATCTCGCGGCGGCGACATCGTTCAGCAATGCCGCCGAGATCATCGCCAACGATCTCTCGATCACCGGCCTTTCGGCGGGCTCGTATACCGGTTCGATCGCGACGACGGTGTTGACCGTGACGGCGGTCATCAACGGGCCGGAGACGGCACAGTTCACCGGCTCGATTTCGACGACCACGCTGACCGTGACCGCGATGGCGCGGGGCACGATCCATGTCGGCGACGTGCTGATCGGCGCGGGCGTGACGGCAAACACGAAGGTCTCGGCGCTCGGTTCGGGTACGGGCGGGATCGGCACCTACACCATCGATACCTCGCAATCGGTCGCCAGCGAGACGATCAACAGCTACCAGGCGGCGGGTGCGCTGGCCGTGGGCGACGTGCTGTCCGGGTCGGGCGGCGGCGGCGTGACGGCGGGAACCTACATCACCTCGCTCGGCACCGGCACCGGCGGCACCGGAACCTACAACGTCAGCACTTCGCAGACGGTGACGAGCTCGACCATCAACGCCAATGCGCCGGCCGTCGTCTACGACAGCCAGTCGGGCGCGTTCGTCATCTCGTCCGGTACGGCCGGTGCATCCTCGGCGATCACCTTCGGCACCGGCGCAATGGCGACTTCGCTGCTGCTGACCGCAGCGACGGGTGCGGTGCTGAGCCAAGGTGCGGCGCAGTCGACGCCGGCCGCGGCGATGAACGCGATTGTGGCGATCAGCCGCAATTGGGCGCAGTTTATGACGACGTTCGAGCCGGTCGATACCGACAAGGAAGCGTTCGCCGCATGGACGAACGGCACCGGCAACGCCTACGGCTATGCGATGGTCGATACGAATGTGCTGAACACCGAAAACGGCGGCCCTGCGCCGGCTGTCGCGGCGATTCAACTCGCCGACTATTCCGGCACGTCGCTGATCTATGAAAACCCGGCGATCGATACGGTCGGCGGCGAGATCGCGGCTTTTGTTCTCGGCTATGGCGCGAGCATCGCGTTCGATCAGCCGCAAGGCCGGGCGACGGCCGACTTCAAGGCGCAGACGGGATTGACGCCGCAGGTCACGACCGATGCGGTTTACGGCTTTGTCGTCGAAACCTACGGCATGAACTGCTATCTGAACGCCACGACGGCCAACGAGGCATTCACTTTCTACGACAACGGCAGTGTGTCGGGACCGTTCGAGTGGCTCGACACCTACCTCGATCAGATCTGGCTGCGAAACCAGATGCAGCTTGCGTTGATGGTGCTGCTGACGACGGCGGGCAGTATTCCCTACAATCAGCGCGGCTACGGCATGATCGCGCTGTCGCTCGAAGGCTCGCCCGCGCAGCCGGGGCAGCCGCCGAACGGGCCGATCGCCGAGGCGGTGTTCAACGGCGTCATTCAGCCCGGCGTGCCGCTTTCGGCGACGCAGATCGCCGAGGTCAACGCAGCCGCAGGCGTGCCGATCGATCAGGTTCTCGCGACGCGCGGCTGGTATCTGCAAATTCTGCCGGCGACGCCGCAGGTGCGGCAGGCGCGAGGATCTCCGCCGATCAACTTCTGGTATATGGACGGTGGTTCGATCCAGAAGATCACCTTGAACTCGATCACGGTGCAGTGAGATGGCGAACACGATCACCAGCGCCAACGCCGTCTTCCTGCTGAATATCCCCGGCGTCACGGTCGGGCCGGTGCAATTGCAGGGATGGGGCGTAGACGAGGCGTTCGATACCGATGCGGTCGATATCTGCGAGACGCAGGTCGGTGTCGACGGCACCGGCGTTGCGGGGCTTGTGCCCTACGAAGTGCCGCAGACGATGACCCTGATCGCATCAAGCGCCAGCAACGATTTGTTCGATGCGTGGAACGCGATCCAAGCCTCCAGCGGCGATATCGTTTATGCCAGCGCGCAGATTCGCATCCCGGCGCTTGCCTCGCAGCTTTCGATGCCGCAGGGCGTGTTGAAGCGGTACAAGCCATTGGCGGACGCCAAAAAGGTGCTGATGCCGCGCGCCTACGGCCTCGTCTGGTTGCCGCAGCCGGGCGTGCTGGCGATGTCGGTCTCGCCGATGTAAGGTGCGAGGCAGCTTCCTCGTTTGGCGGCATGAATTCCCCAAACATGCGGCCAAGCGCCCACTGCCTCGCAGGTAAACTCTAATGCGCAGAACCAAGGATGTCACGATCCCCGGCACGAAAAGTGACCGGCAGGGCGAGCGTGACAACGGCAAGACGTTTCGGATTACCGAGATGTCGGCATTCGATGCCGAGCGTTGGGCGAGCCGCGTGACGATCGCACTCGCGCCCCGGCTGTCGCGCGAGGTCTCGCCCGAGATGGCGGCGGAAGTTGAGGACAATCCCGGCATGGGATCGATGGGACGGATTTTCGCTCTGCTCGGCGGCATCTCGTTTCCCGAACTAGAGCCATTCCTCGACGCGATCATGGATTGCATCCAGATCATTCCCGGCGAGGGCAACATAATGCCGCGCCCGCTGCGCCGCGATTGGGAGGACATCGAGGAGCCGGAAACGATTTCGCTGCTCAAATGGGAGGCGATGAACCTGCATCTGGGTTTTACCTTCGCCGCCAGCCTGTTGAGATTGGCGGCCATCACTTCGACGATGTCGATCTGGGACAGTATGCAAACATCCCGCGAGCCATCGGAGCCGCCGTCAGCTCCCGAATTGCCACGCTCCACGAACTCCAGACGGTCTACGGCAGCGAGGACCTAGCCGATATGATCGAGATATTGGCTGTGGACGCGGACAATCAGCACCGGATGATGAAACGGCATGACCGGTAGCCTAGCAGCGGTTCGCGCGAAACGCCGCCTGGGGAGCGGTTTTTCGCGATCCATTAAACGCATCTAGCGGTTTGCCGCTGTGCCGACCGTAATCGACAGCCTCATCGTAGAGCTTAGGCTTGATCCTTCGGGCTTCACGCAAGGCCAGCGCCGCTATGCGCAAACCCTGCGCGATATGGAGAGTGCGGCGGCCAAGACGGCGGGGTCGGTCTCGGGCACGGCGAACAAGGGCATCCGCGACTATCTCGCCAGCTTCGATCAGCAATTCAAGGAGGTCAACAAGCGGCTGACCAATCTCGGGGCGCAGACGCGGCGCACCGGAGCCGATGTGCGGGCCGGCGGCCTGGCCGGCGCGGAGGGATTGACCAATCTCGCGACGGCGGCGCTCGGTGCCTACGCCGCGCTTAAGAGCGTGCAGGAGACGATCAAAGGCATTGGCAATGCGGTCGGCGGGGCAGCGCAGACGGGACGCGCGGCGTTCCTGACGGGCGTCGATCCGCGTTGGCTACAGGCTTTCGAGCAGTATGCCAATGTGACCGGCAACGTGCCGACCGCGACAACCGAAGCGGCGCTGCAGGAGTTCGAACAGAAGCGCGCTGCCTATCGCAACATGGGCGAATATGCGACCGAGTTCACATCGCTGCAACGCTTGGGCATCGATACCAGTCTGCCGTTGCCCGCGCTTTTGCAGCAGATCGCTGAAAAATCACAAGGATTGCAGGGGCCGGATGTTCAGTTCTGGGCTAGTCGCGTTGGCTTCGGCCCGCTCGCCACGACATTCTCCAAGGGCGGAGCGGCCATGCAGGGCGATGTCGCGCGCCGGATGCAAGATAGTGTGCTTAGTCCCGATACGCTCACAAATCTGCAAAAGTTGCAGGGCGCGGTTAATGATGTCGGGATTGCGTTCGATGTCATGATAAATAAAGCAATTGGCGGACACCCCGAGTTTGGGAAATTTCTCACAGACGTTCGCAATTTCATAAATGATATCGCGAATACTCCAAGCAAATTGAATGCGGTAACGACTGCCGCCGAGGCGGTTGCCGTCGCGATTGGCATCACAATGGCGGGAGCCGTAATAAAACTTGCTGATTCTATTATCGCGTCCAGCGTGCGTTTGGCGGGCAATCCGCTGTTTCTGTTGCTGACTGCGGGAATAGAGGCGGCCAAGATTTTGACGGGCGGCGGACCTGCGCCGGGAAATCAGGAAAGGGTAGAAGGCTGGACGGCGAAGCTTGATCCGCTCTACTGGATACGCCGCATCTTCGGCGGCGGATCGCAAGGCAGTCCGGGGCCGGGCGCGACACGCCTGCCGGGCGGCGGCGTCGAAGCGCCGATCGGACGCGGCGGTTCCTACATGCCGCCAGCGGGCGGATCGCATGAGGAAATGATTCGCGGCGCGATAGCTGCGGCAGGCGGCAATGCAATGGCGCAGGCTGGCTTGCTATCGAATTTTGACTATGAAAGCGGCGGCCTCAACCCGCGTGCAATCAATTCCAGAAGCGGCGCGACGGGTTGGGCACAATGGATTTCCTCTACTAGACCACGCGCGCTAGCATCATTTGGCGATCCGCTCGACCCGGCGACACAAGCCAAGATGCTGCAATGGGAATTGAGCGGACCTTATCATGATACTTTGATGCGAATGAACGCGGCGACGACGCCGCAGCAAGCCGCCGAGATCGGCCTGAAAGGATACGAGGGCGTGACTCCGGCAAATTCTGACGTGGCGGGCGCGCCTTGGGATGTGATGCTCGGCACGCACATCGCCAAGGCGGCAGCCTATTATCAGCGAGCAGCAGCTGGCGCGGGCGGCGCGCCATCTGGCGGCAATAGCACCTCGAACGATATCGACATCAACGGCGGGGTGCATGTCTATACCAGTGGGCCGCAGGATGCGCACAGCATCGCTTCCGGCATAGGCAGCGCGCTGCGGCATGATAATGTGCTGGTCAACAACTCGAACACCGGCCTCGAATAATGGGATCGTCGCCGTTCGTTCCGTTCACGCCGGGCTCCGCACCGATGGTGCCAGGCGTGCCTACCCTGTTTCCGGGCGGCGCGCCGGTCGCGTTGCCGACGCTTGTGAGCGCGGATGCAGCGAGCATTCTCGGCGCGATCGGGCAATCGCAATGGGGCATCTTCGACCAGAACGGCGGCCCGCTGCTGACGGTCGATAGTGTCGCCTCGTTCGAGTATGCGCGCGACTACCGGATTTCGGACTATCCGCAGGAACAAGGCGCATTCGAGAGTTACAACAAGGTGCAGACGCCGTATGTCGCCAAGTTCGGCATGTTGATCGGCAGCAATCGAGATGCCTTCCTCAATCAGATCGAGGCGCAGCTTGCCTCGTTAAATTTCGTTGCGATCGTCACGCCGGAAATCCGCTACGCCAGCGCCAATCTCGTGCATTACGGCTACCGGCGCGTGGTGCGCAATGGCGTGACGCTGATCCTCGTCGAGGTCTGGTGCGAGGAAGTGCGCGTCACGGCGACGTCGCAATCGGCCAATGCGCAGCAGGCTGGATCGCAGATCTCGCCAACCGCTGCGGGATCGGCCGTTGGAATTGGTGCCGATGCTACGGCTACGGCGACAATTAATGGACAGATAACATTGAATGGTGGAACAGTTCAGCCACAAGCCACCACGACCGGACCACCAAATTTCTCGGCCGGGCTCCCGGCTCCAGCTGGGATCACTTCGGGCGCGCTCGATACGTCGGATTTCTATACCGGCGATGGAATGCCGGCGGTGCCGAATGGCGTTGCCGCACTGAGCGCGCCACAACAGGGCGAGATCGTCGCCCAGGGCAATGCAAACAGCGCGGCAGCGGCGATCATCTCGCCGCCCGATGCGAACGGCAACGTCATCGTCGGGTACGGTACTGCAGGCGTTGACTTCTGATGCGCTCGGTCGCAATCACGCCATCGGGACAGGTTATTGGCGCGGGTCCGGCACCGCTGCCGGGTATTCCGAATGTCGTCGCCTTCGGCCCATCCGGCCCGCTGATATCGACGCCGCAGATCGTGCCGGCTCAACCTGTTGTCGCGCAGGTGTTCAACATCACGCTTAGCAATCAGGCTTGCATGATCAAGATCTATTTCCGCACATTGCAAATCCCGGCGGCGGCTGAAATCCCGACCAATCCGCCATTCTTCGAGCCGATTGAGCCGTGCTTTATTGACTTATATGTCAACGACAAGCCGATCATCGGCGGCGTGCGCGGCATGAACGAAAATCTGATCGTGCGTGACCGCTATCTCGGCTTCATCGGCGACCTCGCCTTTATCGACACATCAGGCCAGAAGGCCGATCCGCAGGTCGTCGGCCTCGGCACGCGCTGGCTCTTGACGTACTGGCCGAGCCTGTCATGAGCTCGCCCTCGATCACGACGGCGCAAGCACCGTCGCCACGCAATGCGGCCGGGCAGGCGGCCTATGCCTCGCGCCAGATCACGCTTGTATTCCAACTCGGGCAAGGCTCGTTCGGTGGTGGCGGGCAGAACCAGATCACGATATCCGGCTTGCGCGTTCATGTGCAGGTCGAGCAGGCGAACCTCCCGACGCCGGGGCAGGCGCTGATCCGCGTCTATGGTCTTACGCTGGCGCAGATGAACCAATTGACCACGACCGGGCTCTATTTCGGCGTGCGCAAGAACTATGTCGCGGTGCAGGCTGGCGACGCTCAGTCCGGCATGACGACGGTCTACAACGGCACGATCTACGAGGCATATCCCGAATTCAGCGAAATGCCCAACTCGGCCTTTGTCATCCTCGCCAATCCGGCGGCGGTGATACAGGTACAGCCGCAGAAGCCGGTATCGTTTCCCGGTCCGACTTCCGCCGTCACGGCGCTGACGCAAATCTTGAAACCATCGGGTGTCACGGTCGAAAGCAATGGCGTCAACGTGATGCTGAGCAGCCCCTATTTTCCGGGGAGCGCATGGCAACAGGCACTGGCGTGCATCAAGGCCGCCAACGTGTTCGCTTTCTTCGATCCGGTAAAGAACATGATGGCGATCTGGCCGAAAGGACAGAGCCGCAACAACGGCAATGTGCCGCTGATCGCGCCCGAAACCGGCATGATCGGCTATCCCGAGTTCCAGCAGAACTTGATCCGGGTGCGGACGCTGTTCGATCCGTCGCTGACCGGCGCGGGCGGCTTCAAGGTGCAGATCAAGAGCCAGCTTGCTGCGGCCTCGGGCATGGCGACGGTGTTCCGCACGACGCATAACCTATCGGCGCAAATGCCGGGCGGCCCTTGGGAGATGACCCTATTCGCGCAGCCGCTCGACGTCGCGGGGAAATCGTCGTGAGCGACAGCTACGAATATCAGGGCCAGGCGGACAGCGGCTCGCTGTCGAGCGGCTACAACTCGCAGACGTTCCTGATCGACCGGATGCTCAACGCGCGCCATACGGCCATGCCGGTGAAGGTGATGCGCGCGCCTTACGACAGCAACGGCAACGCGATCCCGCCCGGCACGGTCGGCCCTACCGGCTTTATCGACGTGCTGCCGATGGTCAACCAGCTCGACGGCAACGGCAACGCGACGCCGCACGGTACGGTGTACGGAGTGCCTTATGCGCGCCTCAACGGCGGCAACACGGCGTTGATCGTCGATCCCGCCGTAGGCGACATCGGGATTATGACTATCGCCGAGAGCGACATATCGAGCGTCAAGGCGACCAAGGCGCCGGCCAATC